CCCATGAGGGGGCCCCAATCGGGGATTCGATTCCAAAAGAATCGAGCTTCTCCTAGAGCTAGACGTAGCTGAGCCTATAGGCAAAACTACTGCGCGGTTTCTGAACGGAGGAATTGACAGTGGGTAATTCCCATTTCATGTCGCAAGATATGACGATATTCGCGGAGCTAATGCTCTGGAATATATGTGTCAAGCCTAGGTTAGCTACCTAGGTCCGTGTGAAACACCGGTCACCCAAAGTAGGGAGCCGTGCAGTATCTATAGGTGTTAACTACGTTGTCGCTCGAGTCGAGGGTACGGCCGTTATGGCGGATCCTAGACTTGTGTTACCTAGTCATACTTGCCCTTTATTGGTTTTCACCACAGGAGTACAAAACCATGACCCAAACAGCTCGTCATCGAGAGCGTGATAGCAGAGTTCCGCTACCACAGTCCACTACAGAAACTCTTTGTAATGGATCTCAAAATATCGTGGATAAAACCGCGAATTCGCTTACCGCGGACCTATACAACGGTCGGTGGGAAAGCTGCGATGATGTTGTGACCTCAGATTTCCGTAAGCGTCAAGCTCGCGGAGAGATCATCAACAACCCCTTCGATAAGCAGGTCCTCGATTGTGAGGCCTACTTTACGATGGATTGGAGCTGGCTTGGTACGGCGCCCTGTTCGGGCACTGTGGTGAAGGGCATTAGTGGCGGTGCTTCCAGATCCTTCGGAAACATCGGCTGGCTTGATAAACCCGCGCGGGATACCGCGACCTTACGTGTACTCGCCGGAACCCAGGCAGCTGGCAATGTTGTTGCGCCAGATGTCTTGGGTGGTGAGAATTTACGCGAGGTCAAGGAGACCATGCGGATGTTGGGCCATCCACTTGAAAATTTCCATTTATTTCTGGACAAGGTGCGGAGAAGCAAAGGGTTTAACAACCCCCGAGCTTATCAACTCCTTACCCTTGGCCAGTATATCGCAAACGAGTGGCTAAAGTTCCGTTATGGAGCAACGCCGCTTATTCACGACCTGGTAAATGGATATGAGAGTATGACACGGGATAGGGTGAGCAACCGTCAAACCGCCCGCGGAAGTGCCTCAGGACCGCTGATACAAAATAGCGATACCGTGGCCTATGCGGATGGATTTCTCGTGGGAAACTGCGAGAGGACGGTTGAAATACGTGATCACTATGTGAGGGCCGGTATCCTTTACGACCATCACTTCACGTTTGGCGACAAACTTGGCCTTAGCGCGCACAACATCATCCCGACGTTATGGGAATTCCTCCCATATAGTTTCGTCGCGGATTGGTTTGTGAACGTTGGGGACTGGCTAGCCGCCGTCACACCCAAAGCTGGGGTACGAAAGCTTGCTACTTGGACTACGGAACATGCCACAATTGAGTGGACCCGTAGCCTTACTTCATCTGTGATTCCCCTGCATACTAATGACACAGGGGGCCTAGGTGTCGAAAGCAAGAAGACGTATACTCACGTAACACGCACTCCTGGCATCGCCGTGGGGTTGAGTTTCAGAACTAACGACCTGGATTTCCAGAAGTCGAAGAACTGGCTCCACTTCGCTGATGGTATGGCCCTAGCTGGGCAGTATCTGCGATGTTCTCGCAAAACCCCTCCGCCACGTCTGCCGCGCAGTAACAAATCCAGCAACTATGCCCCTTGGAAACAACGGGACTATCGCTGGTAGCGTGAACAGTGGTGTATGTGGAAGAGGTTAACCTTAATCTAGAGGAAGACATAATGTCAATCACCCTAAATACCGTAGCATTTGACTACGATTCCCAGCCTACCCCTAACAAGTGTATGTACGTTAGCGCGGATAATACGTTCTCAGAGAAGGATCTTCTTTCCCTGGGGCGTACTACGCCTAAGCCGACGACTACCTTTCGGGGCATGGCTCGGAGTGAAGTGAAGCGCACCAAGACGGTGGACCTGGATGACGGCTCTCAAGCCGACGCCATAATTACCGTTAATGTAGCACTTCCTGTTGGCATGGCGCAAGCTGATGCTGATTCCCTCCGCGACGATGTGGGAGATTTCCTTATCAGCGCAGACGCTGGGACGCTTGTGTGGAACCACGACATCAATTACTAAAACCGTTAATTCGGTTATTGATGGTGTGGAACCGCCTACGTCTTAGGCATCTGTTCTGGTTGGGCTGTCTCATTTTGGCGGCATATTACTTTGCCGTCATTACCACTTTAGGAGATCGTGATGAAATCCAAAACGTCAAAGAGTGCTCGAAAGAGCAAAGCACAAAGGAAAGCCGAGTTGGCTGCCCTTTGCTTGAAGCGATACCGAGCGGTATTGCTCAAGGTATTGTACGACAACTGCCAGTCATACAGTTTCTTCCCGGTTGTGCTGCAATTCCTACGCAGCAGTGATTGGGCGGGGCTGTATGGTTGGACTGAGCTCGCTGCAACAGAAGTATGCAGCACCGCACAAGAGCATTTCGCGGTGGCTCAGATAGTTGCATTGGTCAAGAAATACCCTTTCGACTGGAGGACGCTGAAATTTAAGCAGTCTCCAACCTCGACGGCTTTAGATACGTTCATGTCCGCTGAAAGGCGGTGTGCTCGTATCAACAAGCTGTTTAGGAGCCGTAGGGTTATCAAGACCCCGTATGCATTCAAACTAGAATACATGCGTCGTTGGATCAGGCATGTGTTGGGCGAAAGGCCCGACCTGATCAGAATATACAACGAGTGCAACTTTGGTCCTGGCGCAAACCTGGGTGTTCACGGAAATGCTACCAACCTCTTCAGAAAGCTTTACTCTGAAAGTTGGACCGTTTCCCAGGCTGCCATTCCATATGCATTAGGAGCTTTGAAGGTTAACACTAACTTTATCCTCACTTACTATGAAACATGTGGGGATTCAGGGATTGTGTGTCTCGATGACGCCGTCCTTGACGCCAAGCTTCGCGCTAAAATGCAGATGGTTTCGTACAACGGAATCAGCTTTGTACCTAAGACCGCTAAAACTGATCGTACTATAGCGGTTGAGCCGTTACTAAATTCCTTCTTGCAATCTGGGATCGACGCCGTCATGCGGGATAAACTCCGCGCTGTCGGTTTAGACCTCAGGGATCAGGATAGGAACAAGTATCTGGCGCGCTTGGGCTCTATTGATGGCCTCCTGGCCACGATGGACCTGAGTTCAGCGTCGGATACTGTTTCATACGAGCTAGTACGCTATTTACTACCTCCTGAGTGGTTCGATTTATTGAACTGCTGTCGGAGTGCGTGCTATGAACTGGATGGGGCGATCGTCCCATATGAAAAGTTCTGCTCGATGGGTAATGGTTTCTGTTTCCCACTCGAAACCCTGATTTTCGCCGCAGCGGCCCGTGCTTCAATGCACGAGCTAACTGGTGAGAAGGTGTATAGCGTGTATGGGGATGATATAATACTCCCCAGTGCGTGTTTCACCTCTTGCCAGAAACTGTTAGCGATGTTGGGGTTCACGGTAAACAAGACGAAGAGTTTCTCGTCTGGTCCCTTCCGTGAATCTTGTGGGGCGGATTGGTACTTGGGACAGGACGTACGTCCTGTGTATTTGGAGGATACGCTGGCAAATGATTGTAGCCTTCGTATTCTTCATAACGTGACACTTCGAGGACCTAAGACGGACATCTTCTTTGAAGGTGTGAGGGAATACCTGAGAAATCAGGTACCCCTCGAGCGTCGGTACGTACGACCGGATTTCATGGCCGCACGTACTGTCCCCTATACAAAAGGGTTGCCGGATGACGTAAAACGCGTTGTCATGGCAAACCTTAATGGGGCATTTGACGTACCGTTGGATGTCTTTATGGTGTCATCGTTTGCAAAGTGGAGCAGAAAACTCCAAAACTGGCAGTGGCGGGAATGTTTGTTACGTCCCGTTGCTGACAGCTCGGAGCACCCTATGTTTCCACGTGCGCAATACCTAGCATTCCTTTCCGGAACTAAGGAAGGGGTACTAGCCCTGCGTCGTTTGACGCAAGCGTCTACTGTCATTAGACCAATAGACAAGGACCTGCCTTTGGTTTAGGCACGTCCCTTATTTCCTAACCAAGTTAATACTCCAGGTTAG